AGAAGCCGCCACCGGAGCCAGTAGCACCGGCCACACTCTCCGCATACGGCGTTGCCGTATAGCTGCTGCCGTATTCGGTCCCGCCAAGGCCCCAGCCCGCCATTGTGTCGGCCGAGGCGAGCGGATAGGACTCCGCACCACCGAATGTGCTGACCGGCGTTCCGGTGGCACCAGAACCCTGTACGGTGCCCTCAAGGCCCGTCGTGCTGATACCAGAGCCAGCCCCGCCCTCACCGCCAGCCAAATAGCCGCCGCCGAAAATCGCAGCCAGTACCGCAGCGGAATAGCCGGCGTTGCGCATCACTTCCTTGTTCGCCTCGTCGCTGTCCTTGCCTTCCGCCTTGGAGGCTTGGTAGTCCGCAACGGTCGGCAGCAAAGCGCCGCCGGTAAACGAGGAGGTCAGACGCGGAGCCCACCAATCTTTCAGGTCGTCTCCGAACCAATTGGGCATCTTGTCTTTGATGTAGACGGTCGTATCGCCGTCGTACATGTTCTTGGGGTCAAATGCCTTCAGCCAGTTGTCGCTCATTTAACCGCTCCCGCCGAGCAGACCGCCGCCGACAGCACCAATGATGGTGCCCCACGGAGTCCCGCCCTGCCCGTTGAACTGGCTACCGAACTGGCCGCCGCCGATTGCGCCGCCGAGGATTCCCTGACCCCTGCCCTGCTGGAAGTACGGCACGGTCTGCGTCTGCTGGCCGTATGGTTCTGTCGCCGTAGACACCGCGCCGAGATAACGCGAGAGGTTGTCCCATGCGCTGTTGTATCCGAAGTTCGCCCCGCGCTCGCGCTCGTTCAGATAAGCCTGATAGTCGGCGTCGTTGATTCCGCCGGCAGTGAGTTGTGCTTGGGCACCAGTCAGAACGCCCTGATCGACTCCGGGAGCCATGCCGGCGGCCTGCTGCTGCCGGTTGCGCTCCATCTGATAGTTGCCGCCGTAAATTTGATTGGCGAGGTTGCCGTAGGCAACGCCTGATGCGTTGTAATACGCCCCAGAACCCGAGCGACCCGCGCCCGCATAAGCACTGCCAAGCCGCGCCTGCGTCTGATCTGCGGCCCTGTTGAACGTCTGGTCCAAATACGGGTTGTTGTTGAGGTAGTTCCCACCCAATACGTCCTGCAAATACTGCTGGGATGCCTGAGAGGCCGCAGGATCGTAAGCGCCGAGTTCCTGCACGCCCTGCTGCGTCTGCGCCGACTGCCCGGCGTAGAGGTTGGAATACGTCGGACTTTGCGTGCGGTTCAGATTTTGCGCTTGGGCGAGAATGTCCTGGTAATACGGGTCGTACTGCCCCGGCGTGCGATTGATCGTGCTGGTAACGTTCTGCTGCCCGCCGCCGCCCAGCAGTTTGTCTAGAAAGCTCATGCTCTAACCTCCGTGCAGCACATAGGCGAACGCTTCCGTTCCGCCGGCCGCACTGTGCGTAATCGTGAATTGGCCCTCTACGCGGGCCGAAATGTGGAACGTGATCGTGGCCGCCGCTGCATTCAGCGGGACCAAAATGGGAATGCTCTGAATCGTTGCGCGCTGGTCTGCAACGGTTGTCGTTGTGCCGGCGGTGAGCGTGAAACTCTGCTGCGCGTTGTTGCCGTTGCCGCGAATCAACTGGTTAACGGCAATCTGCGTCTTGCGATTCCACTCCTCCTGCGGTGTAAAGACAGGAGGAAGTTCGTTCACGCCATGCCGTCCTGCTGCTGCTTCAGGTCGATACCGGATGCCTTGCCGAAGTCCCCAGCAACCGAAACCTCGTAGCGGTGGAACATTCCAGACTGCCTAACGTCGCAATACCCGGTCCTGCTGTTGGGTGTCTGCGCGGTGCTGTAGGTAATACTCCCGTTGGGCAACATCCGCGAACCCACACGCACAGATGGCGTGCCGGATTCAACGATGGGCCGAACACCGAGAACCAGCGTCACCGCCCCGCTGGGGTCGGCAATCTCGCCAGTCGTCATGACCGCAGTCCCAGGAGTCCCAGTAAGCGAACCAAGAACGTGCGAGGTGTTCACACCAGACAAGGCCCGAGTGCCGCCCATGTAGACCGGCGAATCCCAGCTCACCGTCTGGGCATCCACCGTGCCGTAAACGTCCATTTCCTCCAGCGTCAACGCCGGGGACAGGGTTTGCCCGTAAAGCTCTACGTTGTGATCCGCATAGCTCCACTTGTTAGCGACGTAGTTGTAGATCAACTCGCGGTCGCAGTAGTCGCCGGCTCCGGTCGTTGGGTACGCCCAGATGATGACGTTGTGAGTCTCGTCAATCGCCGCATTCACCATCTCAAGGCGCGAGGAATCCACCCCGGACAGGAAATACTTGTCTACCCGTCCGTCACCAATCGGCGCAGATTCGCCAGTGCCATCGGTGACAAAGAAGCCCTCATGCGAGATGAAGAACGCTTTACGTCCAACCTTTGCCACCCCGTTGGGGCAGATGCAGCCGCGATTCGTGTCTACGCGGTCGAACTGGTAAATCAGCGGTGCGCCGATGTAGGACATACGATTAATCGCACGTTCCTGGAATACGATTCCGTACTCCCCGCCGGCAATGGCGGTTACACGGCCGTCTGCACGCTCCAAATCCTGATAGTCGGACTGCACCGCAGCGGCAGCACTGGTCCCTCGTGCCGGCCAGTTAAGCGGGTTGTCGATGGCGGGCCACCAGACCCGATTGGGCACCTGACCGTCTGTGGCGTCCGTCGTGTCCCCAAGCACCAGATGCCGTGCGAGCTGCCCCAGCCTGCGGCCCTTTGGCACATCGGTAGACGAAACGTTGGCGAAGTTCTGCGCCCCGCCGATCTGCACATACTGCAACTCATCGCCGTAGTTCGTGGCGAAAATGTAATTGCCGCTCTGCACCATCGCCCACGACGGGATGTAATCCGCCGTGTACGCAGCACCACCACGCGAAACCTCAGTCCACGAAGTGCTGGAGCGACGATAAAGCCGCGTCTGCGTGGCCGCGTACTGCTCTGCTACTCCGTTCGCGCTCTTGCCTGTAGCAATGGCAAAGACCCTGGAAGGCAGGGCCGACGTAACCGCGCTGATGGTCTTGAACGGCTCCCAGTGGTCTGAAGTGAAATACACATTCTTCATGACCGTCGCGGGATTGTTGAAGTCGGCCCTGTCTGGCGCGAATTCAGAAAACGGGACCGTCACTACACGACCCTAAGCGACGGATACAGCGAGGAACCGGACAGCTTCGCGCTGCGGTGTTCTTTCTGGACCTCCTCAAGAACGGCCGTATATTTCGGCTCCCAGTAGCTCATCATTGCCTGGTCCTTGCAGAAGATCGCCGCCTCCAGACAGGCCCCGTACAGCACCAGATCGGGGACGTTCTGCGTGAGCCAGTTGGCGGTGTTGGTGTCCGAAAGCGGCTGAAAACGGGCGTAATACATCCCGCCCAGATTCGGGGAGTCCGACACATACGGATGCACTACAAACGTGCTGCCGATTACGGACACCTTCGGCCGGTTCGTCCGGTCCCGCTGCCACTCCCAATCCGCGAACAGGTTCTCATCGGTCGTAACTTCCAGCGGCCTTACTTCCGTAATGTCGCTGTAGAGATACGGGGCCGAATCGTTACCACCACCCGGAGGGCTGCCCGAATACTTGAACAAGTAGGCGTTCTTCAGTGCAATGAAGTCGCACGGAACGTCGGCCCTACCGTCAGCATCCAAAGCCACGCTGATCGCCTTCTCCATCGGCCTGATACGCAGGCTCCTGTTGATGCGGCTTACGGCGTGGTCAATGAACGTCGGAATGTCGGCGGTCAGGTCCGAGCGTGCAACCCATCGGGCTACGTTCGCCTTCAGGTTGGTATAGCCGGCTGAAGTAAACGGGGTGCAAACCGTTGCCCCAAGGTCAACGATAATCGGCATTAGGGCCTCACTTCAGGACGATCCTGCGGTCCGTCGTTTTCAGATAGCGGTATTCGGGGGAATTAAGCAGGGCCGCGACCTTGTGCTGGTCGTTCTTGTCGTAAACGTTCACGCCCTGCCGCAGCCATTTCAGAACTACGACATTGGGAATGGAGGCTACTTTCGTAAGCTCCTCCTCCCTTTGCCGATTGCCGCCGTTCTGCCACCGCTTGTTTCGCTCTAAGTACGGCTCTACGTCTTGAACGTGCTCGACCACCAACTTGTCGTCCTCTTTGTGGTAGTTCGTCACCACCCCGAGGCCGTCATGCTCGCGGTCAATCAGCCTGCTCACGCATCCATCTCCGTGCAGGTCACATTTGCGTCTGCCGCGCCAGCGCGAAGCACGGCGATTTGCTCGCCGGGATGAACCAGCACATATTCCGCCCACGCGCCCGGACAAATGGAATCCGAGGTGGTGGCGGTCTGCGTGCCCTTGCCGATGCGGAAGTGAAAGGCGTTATCCGCCGATGCAATCCGCACGACATGGGTGTGGTTGCCGAACGCCGATGACTCGCTGGAGGCCGCGCCAGCGGTCAGTTTCTTGACCGTGCCGACCCGCAGCGCACTGATTACTGACTGCATGGCGGGTTCTCCTTACGACGGGCTGAGAGCAACGGAAATAGAACCCGTCGCAGCAGTCAGCGTGCCGGTGAAGTCAACCGCCAGCGCATCGCCAGAGGCCAGGTCGAGGTCCGAACTGGTCGTGCTGAGCGTGAGCGTCTGATTGGTGTCCGCCGTGCCCTTGAGGTTGTAGGTGCTGGAGTGCAGCGCCGTGCCGGAGCCAATCGCGGTGCCTGACGGAACCTTGCGAATGACAGCCGTTACCGCGCCCGCATCCGTACCCGCAACCGTCACGCGGCCGATGATCGCCTTGACCCGGCACTTACGGGTCGCAACAAAGAACGTCTTGTCGATGCTGGCCGCAACGTATTCCGTTGAAGCGTGATGGGAGCCGCCGTGGCCGCCGAGGTCCGAGCCCTCGACGTCAAGCTCGCCGGAGGCGCCCTGTCTGATGTTTGCCATTGTTTTGTCCTTTCCAAAAGAAAAGCCCCTCCGTAGAGGGGCCGAATGGTGATGAAGAAACCGAGTTACTTAACGTGCTTCCATGTCGTGCGCCGCCTAATGGCGGCTATGCCGTGTCGCGTCATGCTGAACCGCTCACCCAATTCCCTGTTGCTGAGTTTTGACGAACGAATGAACCGAACATCCGCCTCAGTAACCGTGGTTTTGTGGTGATCCGACCCTAGCCTTACGCTAACTTTTCTACGGCCCTTGGCGTCCATGTCTCGGACGTTTTCGGTTTGTGTTCCTAGACGCAAATGCGTCGGATTCACGCACAGCCTGTTATCACAGGTATGCATGACGACAGCGCCGTGGTAGCCGCCGCCATCTCGCGGAAGCTCGCCACGGTGAATCTGCCAAGACAGGCGATGCGCCAGAACCTTCCCAGCGCCGCGCCCGCCAAGGCTGATATACCCGTAGCCAGCCAGCCGAGACTTGCCGACCCACTCCCAGCACTCGTTAGGTCCGGCCCTTCTAACGCTTCGCCAAAAACGCGTCTCAACCGAGAGGCGCGCCCTTGGGCCGTCGTCAGTGGTGCCGGTTGTACGGAGCCGGTTGTAGTGCCTAGAACACAACTTGGCGGCCCAGACGCTGCCGCCACAGCCAGAAACAGAACACGACATAAAACTAACCTCCGGTGTATTAAGCCGGAGGTTAGTTTAGCAGGTCGTTAACTCGTTGTAAGGTCCGCCACGATGCCGCTCGACTTCTCGTTGCGGCTCTCCAGCGTGACTTCCCAAACGAGCTGCACCTTGTCGGAGTCGCCGGTTTTCGCCAGCTTCTCCTTCGTGATCGGGCGCAGCACCGCGAGCTTCCACATATCCGTCTGGATCAGCAGCGCCGAACGGTCACGCGAGAAGCGGTTGGGGACGATCTTGAGGCTACCGTAGTCGTGAACGTAAACGTCCACGGCCGCGACCAGCTTCTTGTCCTCGCTGTTGTCGAAGCGAGTCGCGCCGCCGGTGAAGCCGGACGCAACCTGCTTGTTGAACGGGCCGACCATCAGAACATCCGGCTCGCCACCCTCGGTGTACGCGCTCTTGATAACCGCCTTGAGCAGCGTTTCCGTGAAGGCGCGCTGAGTGCCGTCAGTCGGCGCAGCGAGGTCCGAACCATCAGCGCCCGTCGCGCCGCGCGAGTCGTTCGTGACAATCCACGACTCGAAACCGCGCAGCTTGCGCGCCGTGGTGCTGTTGCCAGCAACACGACCGTTCGGGCCGGTAATGTCCTTCTCCAGATCGCGCTTCATCTCCTTCATGCCCTTGGCGACCTGGTAGTCCAGTTCGTCCTCACGACCGGCCGCGTCAACCACACGCGACGTACCGGACACAAGGCGGGTTTTCTTGAGAATCTGCGTGCTGTTCTTCTCGCGGGTCGTCGCAGTCAGCGAATCCGCCGTGCTGTCGTCGCCCTCGATGTGCGCGTTCGACGCGGCAGCCGCGAGCGAGTCAGACTGCCACTCGTGCAGCGTCTGCGTCGCCTTCGTCTTGCCGATGGAAGTGAGGAAGGGGGTGTCCGTGGGGCTGATGTCGAAGATCAGGTCCGACAGGTCCTCTCGGATACCCACCATGTCGTAACTGTCATACGTATTTGTAGGCTGTGCCATTTGAACTATCTCCTATTTGCTTTGCGGCGTTCTGCCAGCAGTTTTGCGGCCAGCGTCAGGTCGCTTCCGCCAGACTTTTCAAACTTGGCTTTCAGTCGCTCCAGCCGCGTCGCATTCCCGTTGCCTTCCGAGGCCGGCGCGGCTGAAGTGGCCGGGGCTTTCGCCTCGACTTTCTTCTCGCCTTCGGCTTTCTTCTTGGCTTCCTGAATGCGGCGATACAGCATTGCCTCGCGCGAGAGCGCGATGGCGCGGTGATCGATGAAGGACATGAGTTCGTCCTTGCTGAATCCCCGCTCGGTCAGGAACTTGCCCAATTCGGCTTTCTCGGCTTTCGCCTTTTCTGGATCGCTCCACTCCGGGATAACAAGCGCGAGCTTGCTTTCCTCGGCCTTTCTGCGATTCAGAAACTCCGTCTTGAACTTTTCTTCCTGTTCCCGTTTCTGCTGTGCCTGCATCTGCGTGGCTTTCGCCAGCACGGTGCGGAGCATTTCCCGGTTCTCAAGCCGCTTGGTCATGCGGGCGGCGTAGGCTTCCGGGTCGGTTTGCTGCAACTGCTGCCAGTTCGTTGTCTGGTCCTCATCAACCAGTCGCTGAACCATGTGTTGCGCGAGGACGCCCAGCTCGTTGATCGTGTTTTCCACGACTTGCTTGCGCTGGGTCGTTTCGCTTGAGAAAGTCTCACGCTCCTTTGCGAGTTCCTGAGTTTTCAGGGTGTAATCGCGCTGGCGCATGTAGCCCGAGCGAAGCTCGTCTACGGTGACTTCCTCCTCCTTGCCATCAATCGCCACCTTGAAGCGGGGCGGCTCCTTTGGCTCCTCCGGCTTGGTTTCGGCGGGCCTTTCAGCCTCCGCAACTGCCTCGGGTTTCTCGGGAGCGGCAGCCTCGGACTTCGGCTGCTCTTTGCTGCTGGCCGGTTGCTGCGTAGCAGGCTCGGCCTTCTCCACCTTCGGCTCGGGTTGGTCTTTCGACTCCTTCACTGCCTCGGGCTTCTGAATCTCTTTCTTTTCGGGCTTGGGTTCGGCGGCCTTGGCCTTCGCTTCCCGATTGGCGCGCAATGCCTGCGCTACCGCTCGTTCATCGCCAGCCGCTACTCCTGACTGGACCTCAGCCGACACAACCGCTTCGCCTTCCATAAATCTCCTGTCCAAATGAAAAGGGCCGCACTTGGCGGCCCCGTTGGGTGTTCTATGTGTGCGTCAGGTTTGCCCCGACGCCCGCTTGATGGCAGAAAGCGCCTCGCGCATTTCATCCATCATTTTCTGTTGAGACTTCTCTCCGGCTGGGCCGGTCGTTGGCTCGGTTCCGTCCATATGCCGCCCGTGCCTGGCTATGGCGCGCTCCAAAGACGCGAGCGCCCTAGCTAATGGGTCGGCGGGCAATTGACGCTTATGCCGCATGCGCTCGGTTACTTCCTCCATTTTCATGGACGCACCCCTAACTGCCTGAGCCTCGCGGCTCGTTTGTCCTTGCGTTCCTGTGCGCGGTCCACTTTCTTCTGCTCCGCCTCGGCCTCGGCGTTCAGCATCGTCGCGTCTGCCGCGAAGGCTGAAAGCTTGGTCAGCAACAGATCAAGTCCGGTCATGGTCTGCTTGGCCGCTGATTGGGTTTCGCCGTCATTCAGCGCCGCGCCCATCCATGCGTTGACCACATCCTCCCTGACCTTTGCCGCGACAAACTGGAAGTTGTCGTCTTTGAGAATCTGCCGGCAGGCAATGCCGAGCCGGTGGCGTTCGTCCTGGTTCAAGTCGTCGCACCCACTGACAGTTGCCGCGTAAGGTCGTGCCGGTGGCCTGATGAAACCAGCTCTCTAGGCACATAGAACGAGTATGGTGTCCCGCTGATATTTGCCGTAACAGAAACAGAGACAATATCTGCCGCAGTCCAGCCTGACGTTTGCGTA